ACCGGAAAGAAATGATCAAAAAACTGGGTGAGCACTTTGGCGTGAAACCTAAGTACTTGAGTGTTCCAACTTTTAATTACGAAATTAGGACAGCAGATGAAGTCTACACCATCGACAGACATGGCGGTATTACTAGAGGAGACGGGGAGTCCATCACTATGGAAGAAATCCTAAATCCGGAAATACAGCAAGAGCCAATGGTTGATCAAGAACATAATGATGAAGTGCAGATGAATGAAATTGAAACTCACGAAGCAGCTCAAAATGTTGAAACAACTAATCCGCTAGAAGAACTTGGTGGGGTTGAAGTTAAACTAAACTTTGAAGAGCACACAGCTGATAGCTTGAAGAATATCATCAACATGCTTTACAGTAAGCAGCGACTTATTTTGATGGCTTTTGAAACAGAGGAATCCTTCATGGATGACGGGTTTGCTGAAGACCTGAATAAGCCAGAGATTAATGATTTAGAGGGACTTAAAGAATCCTTTGAAGAACTCGGGACAAACAGGTGTCCTGGATTTCAGATTGATTTTGATGAGAAGACATTCACCTTCAAACTTTACAGCTCAAATTTAAATCCAGAGAGAATCAAGGCATTTCAGGATTTATGTGTACTAATAGCAAGATACGGAAGAACTTTAAACCGCGCATCCTTCAAACAGGCCCAGGATGATAATCCTAAGTATGCACTTAGAACCTGGCTGATCCGCATTGGAATGAATGGTCCCGAGTACAAGGAAACCAGAAAGACACTTCTTAAGCACCTAGAGGGTAGCGGTGCTTTTAGAAAGGTGGATGAAACCGATGAAACCTAAATGTAGACTCATTGGGGAGAACGGGAATATCTTTAATCTAATGGGGATTGTATCGCAAACCCTAAAGCAAGCTGGCGAGCATGAAAAAGCAGATGAGATGGTTAAGCGAATAACAACTGAAGCCAAGAGCTATGATGAAGCTCTGGCCATGTTGATGGAGTATGTAGACGTAGAGTAGGAGGTGCGAGAGATGGATCGATTTTTTAGTCAAAAAACTTGTGACCGCTGCGGCGGTAGTTTAGAAGGTGGACGAATCATGTCCATGTTTAATGACCAGTGTATCTGCATGAGCTGCAAGGATAAAGAAACCAAAGACCCTGAATACAACAAAGCCCTGGAAGCAGATCATGAAGAGATTCGAAAAGGGAACTTTAACTATAAAGGAATCCGTGGGAAGTAATCCTTGACTAATTCCTCCGTCAGAGTGATATATGTATGTAACAAAACGAGGAGGCGAAAGGAATGGAGATTTTCTACACGGTAACGATGCAAACGAAAGTGGGTAAGAAGCTATACCTTAGCATGTGGGACGGCCACCCAAAATGGACCTTTGATTTTGATAAGGCCTGCTACTGGGACACCGAAGAGATGGCAGAAAATTTTTCAAAGGAATGGTTCAAAAGCTTTACAGATTGGCGAGTTGAAGAGATTAAAGTAGACATAAACAAAGTGAAATAATAACATTTGGAGCCTGAAAATGGCTCTTTTTCTTTGCAGTAAATGAAGGAGGTGAAAGTTATGGCTGGTAGAGGAAGACCACCAAAACCTACAGCAGTCAAAGAGCTGGAAGGCAATCCAGGAAAAAGACCACTGAATAAGAACGAACCGAAACCAAAACAGATAGCACCCAAGTGCCCGTCATGGCTGGAACCGGATGCTAAGAAAGAATGGAGAAGGCTATCAAAAGAACTGGAAGCCATGGGACTACTGACACAAGTGGATATGGCTGCCTTTGCCGGGTACTGTCAAGCTTATGCCAGATGGAAGGAAGCAGAGGAATTCATCTCAAAGCATGGATCCATTCTAAAGACCGCTTCAGGATACATTCAGCAGATTCCTCAAGTGTCCATTGCCCAGCAAAACCTTAAACAGATGAGAAACTTCTGCTCAGAACTTGGACTAAGTCCATCGGCCCGAAGCAGACTCAACATCAATAACAGTGGGAACACCATCGAGGGCGATGCCATGGAAGAGCTGCTTTCAAATGTACCTAAGGCGGAGGACATTCTGAAAAAGAGTAAGGACAACTAATTTGAAAGGAGGAGACGCCTATGCCATTTAGTGAAGCGCATGCGAATCACGCCATAAACTTTATCGAACAACTGAAGCTGACCAAAGGCAGATGGGCTGGTCAGCCTTTTAAGTTACTCCCTTGGGAAAAGGATCTGGTGAGGCGCCTCTTTGGAACCTTGAGGGAAGATGGTACCCGCCAGTACCGAACTGCCTATGTGGAGATTGGAAAGAAAAATGGAAAGTCAGAGCTGGGCGCAGCCATTGCCCTTTACATGCTTCTTGCTGATGGAGAACCCAACGCAGAGGTATATGTGGCCGCTTGTGACAGACAACAGGCCAGTATCATTTTTAATACCAGCATGAACTTTGTGGAAGGAAATTCAACCCTATCAAAAGTTACGAATCTGGTAAGGTCTACCAAGCGAATCGTCTATCCAAAGACAGGAAGCTTCTATCAGGTACTAAGTTCCGATGTTAAATCAAAATCCGGAATCAATGCTTCCTGCGTTATCCTTGATGAGATTTGGACCTACCCGAATCCCGATCTTGCCAAGATGCTGACCACCGGTTCAGGGGATGCCAGAACACAGCCGCTCTTTTTATATCTCACCACTGCAGGGAATCAACTCTCTGGCTATGGCTGGGAGATGCATCAAAAGGCTAAAGACATATTGGAAGGCAAGAGAGTAGATCCAACATTCCTCGCTATTATCTATGGCTTAGAGGATGATGCGGATATTGAAGATGAAAACAACTGGTATAAGGCCAATCCAAGTCTTGGCCATACCATTTCTATAGAGAGGGTCAGGGAGCACTACAATCAAGTCAAAGACGATCCAGCAGACCTCGCCTTGTTTAAACAGCTAAGGCTTAACATGTGGTTGAAGCAGGAAATCAAATGGATGCCCATGGATAAGTGGGACCTTTGTAATTTCACTGTAGACCCGGAAGAGCTGAAAGGGCGAGTCTGTTATGGAGGTCTTGACCTGTCATCCACCAGTGACATCACTGCTTTTGTTTTAGTGTTTCCACCGTTAGAAGAGGGAGATAAGTTTCAGGTGCTCCCTTACTTCTGGCTTCCGGAGGAGACCCTTCATCAGCGGGTGAAAAGAGACAGCGTTCCCTATGACATATGGCACAGGCAGGGACTTCTCAATCTCACAGAAGGAAACGTGGTCCACTACGGATTCATAGAGAAGTTCATTGAACACCTTGGTGAGAAGTACAACATTAGAGAGATCGTCTATGACCGGTGGGGAGCCACACAGATGAGTCAGAACCTAGAGGGTATGGGTTTTACAGTTGTCCCTTTTGGTCAGGGCTTTAAGGATATGTCCCCACCTACAAAGGATTTGATGCGCCTTACCTTAAGTAAGCAAATCGCTCATGGTGGGCATCCGGTCTTAAGATGGATGGCAGATAATATTGTGGTCAGAACGGACCCGGCTGGAAACATCAAGGTGGATAAGGAAAAGTCCTCAGAAAAGATTGATGGTATCGTGGCACTGATTATGGGTCTTGCCAGAGCAACAGTGAATCCACCGGATGACGATGGATCCATTTATGATGAACGGGACATGATCATTTTAGGATAGAAGGGGGTGAACAACAATTATGGCGAACTTTTTTAAATGGCTCTTTAAGGCCAGGGCAGAACCTACAGACAGTGTCAGCAGTGCACCGAACTTTTATATGGGGCAAAGTATCTCTGGGAAAATAGTCAATGAGCGAAGCTCCATGCAGACCACAGCAGTCTTTGCCTGCGTTAGAATCATTGCAGAAACGGTGGCGTCTTTACCTCTTCACACTTACAGGTATCAAGGTGACGGAAAAGAAAAGATGTACAGCCACCCACTGTATAGAATCTTACATGATGAACCAAACCCAGAGATGACATCTTTCACTTTGAGGGAGACCATGATGACCCACCTTCTTCTTTGGGGGAATGCCTACTGCCAGATCATTCGAAATGGCAAAGGGGAAGTGGTCCATCTGTATCCCCTGCTTCCAGACAAGATGACAGTGGATAGAGATAAGAATGGCAATCTTTACTACGCTTATAGGAAGGACACCACCACCCATTATTTAGGACCAGAAGATGTGCTTCATGTACCGGGTCTAGGCTTTGATGGCGTCATGGGATACTCACCGGTAGCCCTAGCGAAAAATGCCATCGGACTGAACATAGCCGCTGAAGAATATGGTGGTAGGTTCTTTGCTAATAATGCCACACCAAGCGGTATTCTTTCAACTTCAGGAACCATCAAGGATCCATCCAAGGTGAGGGATGCCTGGCAAGCAGCCTATGGGGGAAGCGGAAACAGCAATAAGGTGGCGGTTCTTGAAGATGGTCTTCAGTACCAAGCCATCAGTATGCCAAACTCCGATGCACAGTTTCTAGAGACCAGGAAGTTTCAGATAGAGGAAATCTGTAGAATCTTTCAAGTGCCACCCCATATGGTGGCGGACCTCAGTAAGAGTTCATTCAGTAACATTGAGAACCAGTCCATCAGCTTTGTGGTTCATACCATCCGGCCTTGGTTGGTTCGAATAGAGCAGTCTATGAACAAGAAGCTCTTTCTTGAGAAGGAGAAAGGGCAGTGTTTTGTGTCCTTCAATGCATCGGCACTGATGCGAGGGGATTATAAATCCAGGATGGATGGATACGCCATCGGTATTCAGAATGGTTTCTTCTCCGTTAATGATGTGAGGAGGATGGAGAACATGGATCCAATCTCTGAAGAAGATGGTGGAGATTTGTATCTGGTCAATGGTAATATGCTACCCCTTAAGATGGCAGGGGCTTATGCAAAGAAAGCCTTGGATGAGACAGGCGGTGATGAGCCTTGATAATAAGTGTATAACTTGGCCCATTTCTGTGGACAACTAGAAAACAAATTCGAAGTATCAACAGCATTTCTCAGTAACGAGGAGTGCTTTTTTCATGCCCGAAAGGAGGTCGATTAGATGGATAAATTTTGGCGATGGGTGGTGAATGAAGCCGATGAGCCTACGGTGAGAACCCTACACCTTGAAGGGTACATTGCAGAGTCTTCTTGGTTTGATGATGACATCACCCCTAAACAGTTTAAGACAGAGCTTTATGCCAGTGGTCCGGAGGCAGATGACATTGTTGTAAAGATACACTCACCAGGTGGTGACACCTTCGCAGCAGCGCAGATTTACAACATGCTAAAGGAATATCCCGGCAAGGTCAGTGTCCATATAGATGGACTCGCAGCCAGTGCCGCTTCAGTCATTGCCATGGCGGGAGATGAAGTGTGTGTTTCTCCACTGTCAGTAATCATGATCCATAACCCAGCCATGCTTATTGCTGGTGAAGTAGCGGATCTGCAGGTGGGGA